CCAGATGAGTTAACTACAATAGTAGCTGTAGCACCAGATCCTGATCCGCCTGTTAAGGGAACTTCTTTGTAAACACCAGGAACATATAACGAACCTAAAGTTGTAGAGGCAATTAAATTAATTTGACCTTGTACAATGGTAGGTGGATAGTAGAAATAATGCAATTCAGCATTATAACTAGCATCAGGTGTTGGGCCTAATATTAAAGATAGCTCATTAGTAGCAGTATATTGAGATCCAAATAGACCATAATGTGTTGGTGTACCTGTATCTGTAGGGCTTGGGAAAGCTTGTCTAATATAGTTTACATCTTTGTTTAAAAGATATTCATACGTTCCATCTGCTTTAATAATAGCTAAGGAATATGTAGATAACCAATCGTTTGGAAGTGATAAGTATTTATTACTTGCTGTCAAAGTACCTGTTACGTTTTTACGTAATGCAGGAATTTGAACTGAATTATAAATACGCTCTTCAGCTTCTTGAACAAACGTAGGTATATTAGCTACAAAAAGTTGTTCTGTAGTTTCTGCATAATCTTGTATTGCTTGATACAGTTGAACGTAGTTCATTATTAGCCTTGTTTGCCGCTAATCTTACGACCTTTAGTAGCTGCACCATAACCACGCATTTCTTTAACACCGTATGGGTTAACTTCTGCATAATTACCTTTGCTTACGCCACCAACAGACATATTCATTTTGCTTATTCCGTTGCCAGCCATAGCTACAGCTTCATGTTCTGTACCATTTGGGTTAGTCATAGGTTGTTTGTAAACACCAATGTCATTGCCACCGCCAGAAGGATATTTAAATCCAGTATATGCACTAGCGTCTTTATTCTCTTTAGCGTGACCTAAAGGATAAGCTTCTGCTGGTGACACTGGAACTTTGCGTTCTTTAGTCATGATTATTTACCTTTTTTTTGATTCATTGCTCTTGCTAAATTGCGTCCAAGTTTCTTCATAGATAATGAAGTTACTGTAGAAGCTCCTTTTGAACCTTTTCCAGATTGAATACCAACTGTAGGTCCTGAATCACCTAGATTTTTGCCTTTAGTTTTACCTGTTTTGGTAATACCATCGGCTGCTTTTTTGTATGCCATTTTGTTTCTCCTAATTAAGTTGTGACAATCGTTACATCGCCTATTATAACATTACTTATAAGGTGGTTAGGCGTTAATAAAGTATCAAATGAACTTGCTCCACCTACTGGATTCCAACCCCATTCAATCTGACGGCTACCATCTTGTGGATATCCATTATCTTGAATATTGTAGGAATTGTTTTGCCCAGTTTGTAAACCTGTATTACCAGACACTTGATAGGATACATCTGGTCTTGGTTCACGTACTGCTTGTGGATCATTCACAGGATACATACCAAGTAACAACTGTGGTTGATCTGGTTCCCAGCATTCTGGGCATACCTTAACGCTAATCTGCTTCGTTTTAAGTATAAGCTTTCTTAATTCTTTAAGCTTATATCTCTGACCACATCGGTCACATTCGGCAATTGAGTGTTTACCACTAGAATACTTGGTAGCCATGATTACCTTATATAAGACATATTTCTAGGCACAAATCTAATCGGTGCCTTTTCTCTGTCCTCTTGAGATGCTAGATCCCATTGTTTTTCATAATCTGATTGTAAGAATGCTACTCTATTTGGATCTACTGCTGGTGACTTAATTGCTAAATAATAAGCTAATCCAGCTACCATACATGGTAAGAATCTAAATGGAATATCATTTATAGTTGTACCAGTGCCAGCATCTTGAACTCTACGCATTCTCCAGTATACAAATGTATATTGATTGCCAGGAGAGTTAGGTGTAGGCCATACATTAATGCTTGGTAAGTTTTGCACTGTAATGTAATTACGTGGGCTTGTGGTTGCTATATGAAATACAGCAGTTGTATTATTTTGACCACGAGCACAATTCAATAATTGATTGTTAGCTGTATCTACATTAGGATAGTAAATAATTTCATTCTCAATCTGAATGAATCCAGCTGATGCAATAGAGGATACATCACTTAATGTTATGGTTGTATCTGTAGCACTAATAGACGCAGATAAATATACAGTGGTTACATTAGACATCCCAGTTTGTCTATTGATCCATACTTGGATAGGACGACCAGTAGCCAACTTATTAGGAATAGTTGAATAAGTATCTTCTGATATACGATTGATGTTAATATCTTGTTGATTTGGTCCACCATTACCTGTTCTAGTTACCATGCTTAATAAGTCAATAGTATCTACTGGAAGAGCGTATGTAATCTGGCCTGTTACCATAGGTATTTGACCTTCTTCAATTGTCCAAAGGTTAATACCACGATTAGCCCACTCAATCGTTAATAGATTAAGGCTTCGTCTGGCAGTTCTAAAATCATAACCAGTTCTTAATTCTAATCCACAACGTTCAAATGCCTCTTCAATGAGGTCATTCATGTTTAGATTAAATAAGCTGGTACCTGTAGTGGTCGCCATGATCTACTTACTTTTGCAAAATACGCAATTTTTTAAGTTGTTTAAGGATTTTTTGCGCAAATTTCTTAATCATATAATTCCTTATTTCTTAGCTGTTTTAGCAGCTTGTTTAAATTGTTTTGCTGTAGGAGCACCTTTAGAACCAGGTTTACGCATCTTCTCACCAGAGCCCGCAGCTATACGTGCCTTCTTTGCGTGAATATTGGCATAGACGCCGACCTTGCCCCCTTTAGCATATTGGGTAAAGTCCGTATCATCTCTACGGGCTTTCGTTTTACCCTTAGGCATTTTAGATGGAGCAATATCACCCATACCACGAGAAGCTCTCATTATGCTCTCGTCTTTCCACGAATAGCACAACCATCAGCACGTTTAGAAGCTGAAGATACTTTGCCACCTTTTTTATAATTCTCATCAAACTTTTTAACTTCTGTACTTGTATCATACATAGCTTTATTTTTACGATAAGCATTAGGGTCTTTCATTTCTTCAACCTTCATTTGTTTCTCTTCAATCTTAGCTTTTTGTTCACCAGAAGGAGGAGTAATATCCTTAACAAACTTCTTAATTTTTTCCATGATAGCCATGATTAAATGATCCTGCCTTTAGATTTACCTTTAACAGCAATACCATTAGCTTTTGCTAATTGAGATGCCTTACCACCAGAAGCGTAGCATTTGCCGCCCGATTTCATTTTATGCATAGATTTTTCATGACCTTTAACTTCTTTTTTAGCGATCATTTTTGCATCTGATTTTGTTGCGCATGATTTCATAGTTGTTCCACCTTTTTTCATAGTTGGTGCAGCAGCCATAGCAGCCATTGGATTGATAGCTGGTCTAGCTACTGCTGGGTTTACAGCTAGTGCTGGTCGTTTCATTGCACGTCCCATCATCATAGCCATTCTTGGATTAGTTGATCTTTTTTTCATATTAGTTCCTTAATTACATTTCCAGCGTTTTAGAGAAGCTGCTTTACGAGTAGGTCTGCCCTTTTCATCTTTCATAGGTCCAGGCATTCCTGACATACGAGCACAGAATGATCTTTTACGAGGTCCACCTTGTGGTTGTGGCGCTTTTAAATTAGATCCTGTAGCAGCATTATATTTAGCACGACCTTTGGCTGTTAAACCAGCACCTTTAGATACAGGTAGTTTTTCACCACGTCCTACAGCTAAAGATACACCGCCTTTTTTAAACTTCTTACCTTTGTCAGCTTCCATAAAATCTTTACCTACAGATTGTGGAATACCAACCTTTTTAGCAAAAGATTTATTATGAGCTACTGCTGTCATAAGTTTATGTTGAGCTTTAGATTTACTGGGCATGATGATGTTTAATTAACTCGTCAATCTTACCTTCTAATTTAGAGAATCGTACATCTAAGTGAGTTACAATTCTATCTAGTTCAGCTTGAGTAACATTATCACGAGCAACTTCTTCACGAGTTTTATTAAGTAATATACTTAATCTTTGTAGTTCATCAAATTTATCTTTTAAGATATATCCAATAATACCTACAACCACAGTAAGCATTAAGTTCCACAGCATCATCATAGAATTGCTATCCATAAAATACTGTGACTGTCATACTAGCTGGAGTTGTTGCATAAATACCGTTATCGCATCGAATGCCTTCACCAGGAATAACGATGTTAGATACTCCACCTGCGTTTGAGGGAATTACTACTGAAAATACTGCAGTGCCACCAGAACCGTCTCTTAGAGTTAAAGTGCCTCCAGCTGTAGGAACGCCAATAACCATACCCTTAATACGAGCAGGACCAGCGAATACAGCAGAATTAGTTTGAGCGGCAGCTATAGCCGTAGATTTTACATCATATTGCATTGCCATAATTAATCTCCTTAAGTTATAAACAAAGGGGAGAGAACTCCCCTTAGATTAATTATTGGTCGCCTGAGTTTGCACGGTCGTCTGATTGGATGTAAGTAATAGTAACTACTAATGATCCAGCTGTTACGCCTGCACCTGCTACTGCTGTTACTGCAATTGCTGATGAAGCACCGTTACCGTTGCTAGAAGCTACATCAACTGGAGTTGATAACATAGATGTTAATTGTGCAGCTGTGAATGTTGGAGTTGCACGACCACCTGTAGTTACTGTTGTTGATGAAGCGTATTGTGTACCTGAAGCAACATTACCTACTGTAACAGCGCCTGTACCGCCTGTGAATGCTGTTGTAGTATCAAATGTAATGCTTAAGATTTTACTAGCAGATGGAATGTAGAATGTATTAGTTGTAGTACCTGCAGCTGTAAATGCAAATGCTGTAGATTGTGTTAATACTGTTGTTCCAACGTTCTTGCTTGGTGAGTATCTATTGGTACCTGATTTGACTGGACCTGAGAATGTGGTTCTTGACATGATTTTTCCTTCATAAAAAGTTAGGCTTATTAGTCTTTTATGCGTCTGCCAGGACAGTCTAATAAACCAGGTTATTCCTGGATATGTTTATTTTACAATACTTTTGCCCGTAAACGCTAGTATTTTCATATACGCAGACAAATAAAAAAGGCCCTACGAATAGAGCCTTTTCTACCATCAAATGCTTAATTAAGCACCTGGTGAACCGAACATACCGAGCGGATCTGACCAGCCGAATGAGTAACGTTCACGTGATTTATAACGTACGTTACCTGTATCGAAGTCACCGTCCATTGAGTTGCTTAATGGAGTACGAACAAAGTGTTTCATACCATTAGGAACGTCAGTTGTTAAATACCAACCGTTAGCGTCTGTCAAGAAGTGGTTAATTGTATAACCTTCTGGGATAGAGCCATTGTTCTTAATAGCATTGATATCATTGTCAG